CTATTCTTGTTCTCACATTTGTCTCACCAGTCTTGTAAAAGATTCCAGAAGCAGCTTTTCTTCTTCCTCCTCCTACGGAATAAGTAAGGTTTGGAATGATACCTTCGCCTGTTGGGTCAGTAGATTTTGATAACTCAAATTCTCTCCTTCGATCTTCTACATCCACTTCTTCTTGCGTATAATCTATATCAAATTCTGTAGATGGATCGGAAGATTCGGCTAGAAACTTTTCCTCCTCCATCTGTTTTACAGAGGGAAAAATATTTTTCTCTAATTCTTCAACTTCTGGTCTATCAGTTTCAACGCCTTTTGGTTTAGGTTCTGGCCCAGTTAAAACCTCTGGAGGTATGTATACAACCATTATTGTTTACCTCCATATTGAAAAATGAAAGGTTTACCATCAGCACCTATCCCAATTAACGCATTTTTATTTTTTTTGATATTTTTCTTTAACATATCAAATGTTTTTTTGTTGACGCCAATATTTTTGCTTCCGTACCTATCTCGAACTTCTTTAGATATTCCCAATATTTGACTGAAAACATTCCCCTTATTTTTCTGCATTGATTTAGGATCACCTAGCAATCGGATCAATTTTGGCAACACTTCTTGGGAACGCTGTGCCTGTTCAATTCTTGACTTAGAATATTTTCCAATAAACTGTTGCCTTAAAACTTTCTGATCTGCTAGATACATTCCTACTAAATGTTTTCTTATTACTTCTATCTTCGCACCCATCTCACTCATACTCATCAATTTATTTCCTAAAATTGATTCCATATCTTTTAAATATCTTTTCTGAGATGCTTCCCCTGCCGATCTTTCTCCACCTTTTAAATTTTTAGTTCTATCGGTCATAAATTTTGCATATTCTCTATTCCATGACTTAATAGATTGGTCAAAAGTATCCGCTTTAGGGTCCCTTAAATTTTCATAAACCATTCCACCAATTTTACTCTTAATCCAATTAGCTATACCAGGAAGACCCACGAAACGAGGTCTTGCTTGGGATGTTAAGGATCGAAAAGCTCCTTGAGTATATATGGGTTGCTTTTTCAACTTAGCTCTTATTGCATTAGTTCGTTTTTGTACACTTAATTTGTCAGGAGGTGTTTTAGACCCTATGTTCATATCTTCTGGTATTGGAATAGTAACTTTTCCCTTGTCATATAAGTTTCTCTGTGCACGACCAATAGGTAAAATATCTACTTTTGGATTAGTTGGGTCTGTCATATCAACTCTATAGAATTGGTTATTCGCTTCGTTTAAGACATACTTGATAGGACTTTTGCCATATTTATTGTAATAATATCTTTTTGATGCTTCTTTAAAGGTTAAACCTTCACTCTTTGCAAATTGATTTATTTCTGTTGTGTCTTTATTAATTATCTGTTTCTTAAATCGGTCTAGGGTTACATCTGTCAAAGCAGTATATTTGGCAACCTCTTTTGCTGCTGAATGTTTTTTTTCTAATTTTAAAGCATATCTAACAGCTTCGACAGAAGGTCTTTTAGTTAAGGGTTCTCCCAATTTTTCCATAGATTCTTTTATAAATGGATATAATGTTGTTCCATACGCTTTACTCCACTCAGGTCTACCCTCTAAAGTAGGGTCTTTCAACAATACTTTTTTAGCAAACTCTTTTGGATTAAGAACAGAAGCTAATCTTTGTTTTTCTAAAGTTGGAGGAAGTTTGAATTTTTTCCAATCGGTAGATATTTTATCAGTTACATCTTTTTCAATTTCGCCTATTCTTTGCATAGGCGATCCAGCTTTAGGAGTCTCAAAAGTTATCGCCTCTGGACCATATATACCCTTAGACGCATCAGTTTGTATTTTTAAGTCTACCTTACCTTTATCAACAATATTTTGTTTCAGTGCATCTACTTTGGATTTGAAATAGTTATCATTGATTGTTTGTGCAGTTTCTAGTTTTTTCGTTTCCGCTTTATATTTTTCTATCTGTGCTTTTCTTAAATCTGCAGCAGATGTATCACCAGCTTCTCTGGTGAGTTTTTTTATCCGTGCAGCAGCAAGGGCATTTGCAAATTTGGTTTTCAATGCATTTTGCTGTAAAGTCCTAAGGGCTAAAGCGTTTTTAATATCTTTCTGTTTCTGAAGTTCTCTCTGTGCAAATCCTTTTTCAAGACCCTTCAATGCACCTGCTACCCAAGGTGATACCATAATTAATCCTCCTACTCTTGTTCGTCTTCAATAATTTCAACTGCTGGTATGATAGGCTCAAATCCAGCTACACTACTCCAATTATCAGGAACAATATCTTTTAACATTTCTCTATCTAATTTAAGTTGTTTGATTAGTTCTTCCACATTCCAGTCTCCCTCAGATTTATTTGATTCTGTTAAAGTATCAATTTCATTGTTAATATTTATTAACTGAGATACTTGAGGGTGTTCCATGAAAAATCGGTTTGTTATTTTTGCGATAGCATCTTCTGCCTGTTCTCTAGGCATTTCGCCTCTCAATCCAGCCATAAATACAGGCTTCAATTCTGGAATGAGTTCGCTGTAGCGTTGCTGTTTCCCTAACCATTTTTGACTTGTATTCTGAATGTCAGGGTCAGGGTTGGTGTAATCAATGCCAGCTTCCCTAGCAAAGTCTTGTCCACGTTCAGACAATGATTTTCCACCATCAACTGACCTTCTTGGGTCTTCTTCATATATTCTATCCATCCCAGTTAGGTTATCTATGTTTCTAAAGTTAGTGTTAGCTTCATCAAGAACAGGGGAAGTTCTTTTATTTCCAGCCATCCACAACTCACCAGGAATGAAATTATATCGAGCACTGCCTGATCTATTCCTAGTTTCCTCTGCCTCTGCTTGTGCTCTAGCTTTTTTTCTACTTGCAATACCTGAACCTATCATCGCTATTGGGAGTCCGACTGCACCTCCAGTTAATGCTGAACTTAATGCTTTTCCTGTGGGGAGAGTTTGTGTTGCCAATGCTTTACCAATAGCAAGAGGTCCTGCTCCACTTTGTGCCATTATTTGAGGGCCAATGAAAGATAATGGATTTTTAGCAACACCCTTAATTCCTTCAGGGTTTAATGCAGATGCTATCGCTAACGCACCTAGCGTAGATGGAATTTTACCTACAAGTTCTCCTGCTGCTTTTCCTGCCTCACTGAATATACTAGTTCCTTCTCCAACATCATCTATAAAATCCCAACCTTCTGTTCCTAAATCAACTCCCTCACCAAACCCACCATAGGTAGGATCAGTAAATGGAACATCACTTAAAAAGTCTCCACCATACATAGAGCCACCTTCTCCAGCTAACATTTCTGCTTCGCTAGGTAGAAACTTTGTGTCAGGAGAATAATCCAAAGAAGTATCAGTTACGTTCATAGCTTTTAAGTTTGGATCGTCTAATGGATTTGGAAATGTTCTTCCTTCTGCTGCTTTAAATCCTCGGTTTATCGCTTCTTGCTTCCCCCCTAGCTCATCTGTACGAGGAGGACTAGGGGTACCGCCAAAATCAAATTCATCATCAAAAACATCAAGAGGATTTCGTATCTTTAATTCAGGTATAAATTCACCACTTTTTGTATATAAGTCAGCATATGGATCGGTAGTTCCTTCATATCCTTCCACAGGCATAGTGTAATCAGGTGAGAGTGTGTCTATTAAATTATACGCATCCATTTGTTTTTGAACTGCTGCATCACTCATAGATGATTCCCATGGAGTATATTGTTGCATGGTTGTGCCACCAAGTTCTTCTATATCAGAAAGAAGGGGGTCAACGCCACCAGAGGTTAATGTGTCTCCACCTAACCCAAGCAATTTATCCAATCCTGTTTTAGCTCCAATAGAAGCTATTAGTTTTGAAAGTCCACTTTGTTGGGAAGTTCCAGCAGTTCCAAGTCCTTTTCCACCAGTTGCCGAAGCAAGAAGTGCTTTTTCTAATACACTAGTCTGTGGCCCAAATATAAAATCAGAAATAGGATTTCTACCTGTCAATGTACTTAATATTCCTGCACCAGCAGCTTGTTTCAATAAATCATCTCTTGCTTTTTGTTGTTGAGAGTATGCTTCCTCTTTCTCATACCTTCTTCGAGACTCTTGTGCTCTCTGTGTGCCACGTTGCTGTGCTAAGTCTCCCATCGCTATTTGTGCTTTCAATGGGTCTATCTCGGCAAGAGTTTTTGCTTTATCTATAGCAATCTGTCTTTGCAAAGCTGCTTGTCCAATATCTTCTAGTTGTAACCCTGATCCATAAAGACCACGCCTAGCCATTGGTTGTGCTGCTTGTCTTATAGCTTCTGGAATACCTGATTCCAACTCACTTACTTCTCTTTGTCTTTGCCTTCTGATAGCATCTGGTAATTGCCCATACGCTTCTGGAACATAAGACATCCATTCATCACCAGGTCTATCTTCGTACTGAGGTACTCTAGTAGGAGTTACCCCTGTAGAAGCAGCAGTCATCGCTGCCTGTTCTAAATTGTTTATAGCCATTATTTTCCCCTATGCAACTAAATTGTATCTCGGAAGTTCATTCTTCCATACGCCACTCATAGTAGCGTTCATCACTTCAATTCCTTTAGTTTCCTCTAGTAGAACGCCTTCTACCTTATAAAAATTCTTATCGCCTTTATTATGACAACGAACAACCGACAATCCCTTGTCCCTTAACTCATCTGCTATACCCACAATCGCTGTTCGGTACATCATCCCAGTGATATACCAAAGCTGTTTCCCATTGTGGTAACTGATAGGTTGTTTGTTAATCGCTTCTTCGTGATCAAAATCTTTCAGTACATATTTGCCATCAACGTAGTCATACTGATCTACTCGATACTTACCACCAGTGAAGGTTTGGTCTAACCCTGTTAAGATAATGGGATTGCAACCCATATAGGCTGCTAACCGAATAGCGTTAGGGCCTACCGAACCACTCGTGGGAATACCCACATAGTCTCGGTACATATACCACATATACTTTTTAAACCATTCTTCCTCTGGATCAAAAGCACTAAACCCATATACCTTCCCTTTAGTTTTCCAGAACTCTACCATCTCTGGCAAAACAAAGGTCGCACATATCAATGTAACGTCATCTATGGGAAGGTTTCCTATTCTCTCTGGTTTATATTGACCATCGAAAATATGCACATAATCTGGTTTAATGCCATTCTTCATCAATAGACTCATAGAACTATTGGTACTGATAACCAACCCATCAAAATTCTTTATATGAGGCATTGTATCTTCAAGGCTAGGTCCTGATCCTGTAATCAATGCAGGTTTGTTTTTATGTGCCATGAATAATTTAGCAAAGTTTTCTTCTTCGCCTAACAGTTTACTTCCATAGTTAGTTGCAGTATTGGATACCCATTTGTGTAACCAACCTTGCATTATCTTTTCGTTCCTAGCTTTTAACTGTTCCTTCTTTAGAAGACCTGCATTATCCATATACACCTCTAGGGCGGTTAATCGTGATTCTTATTTTTGATTTGATCAACCAAGATACCATGTATCTTTCCTACCTTATCTGCTATAGACCTCTGTCTCATATCCATACTCTCTACCATCTTCTCGTTGGTATGAACACGCACCTCTAATTTCTTTCCTTCTGGTAAAGGATAAGCATACAGTTGCAATACGATATATAACCCACCTATTAATGCTAAAAATGCACTGACACCTACCCCTAAGTAACTCATTACAATCCTATCTTATATATAACAATGCCGACAATAATACCGACAATGACTGTTACCAAACTACATATACATGGAAATTTACATTTACAGTTCATAAATTATATCCTTATGGTTTTGGAAAATCGATTCTTACTTTATTATAATTCTCCACATACGCATCCCATTTATCAGTTTTATCTAAAATTTCTTTCTCGGTATATGCTTCGATAAACTCACTAAATAAAGGGTATGCTTTTGCTCTATTTCTTTTATATTCTTCGTTAGCATATTGAGACTCTAACTCTGCTTTTTTATTTAATATCTGTTGGTTGGTAATGTTATTTGGATTTCCATCGTGCCAGTTAATTTTATTAACATCATCTTCCTTAACAGTAACCTTAGAATCAGGTTGCAATGCCAATATAGACTCTAAAATACTTGCCATTTTATGCTCCTATCTCAGAAAGAACCATTGACGCTTTATGCGGTTGATTCTGATTAAATTTACCAGTACCTCCAGTAACTCGTATCATCACCACATACGTTGCAGTAACATTTGTATTTGGTGAATCTACATAAAAACCAGCCATTGGAACATGAAGATCAAAATTAGCACCATCTTGCTCAATGTATAGTCCACCAAATCCATCGTCTTCTCCAGATATGTTAGTTCCTGTTGAAGTTCCACTTGTAAATCTAAATATAGTCCAATAACACCAATTTCCTCTAGTTCCACCTATATTTAAATTTCCATGTAAGCCAATATTTACTACAGAAGCAGAACTTGCTGGTAGTATATCTAAAGAAAGTGAAGTAGTAACAAAGGAAGTATTAGTAGTTTGAGTTTCACTAGTAGTAGTAGTGTGCACTACTTGCAACACCTTCCCTAATCCACGTCCATCTACTACTAAATCTCCCAATGTAGCTGTAGCACTTACTACAAGAGAAAGCATAGTTGATGTTGCAGAAACTAATAACGAATTGGTTATCGCTGTACCACTATTGATAATATTTCCTAGCGTACAAGTTCCACTTACTGTTAAGTTTGGCAAGGTAACTGTATTGCTTACTTTCAAATCACCAACTGTCGCTGTTCCACTTACTACGATTGTTTTCAAAGTAGATGTAGCGGATACGACTAAAGTATTTAATGTGGCTGTTGCTGATACAACCATTGTATTGATTGTGGCAGTAGCACTCACAACTAATGAATTAGATGTAGTGGTTGCAGATATCAATAACGAATTACCTGTTATTGTTCCACTAGACTTTACACCACCAACTGTGGCAGTACCACTTACTACAATCTTAGATAAGGTAACTGTATTCGATACCTTTAAGTCTCCTATCGTGGCAGTACCACTTACTACTATTGATTTTAAAGTTGCTGTACCACTCGCTATAATGTTACCAAGTGTTGCTGTTCCTGATACCACTAAGTTCGGTATAGTAACTGTGTTAGATACTTTTAAATCTCCGACAGTGGCTGTGCCACTACATACCAGACCACTTATCGTAGCAGTTCCTGATACGACTAATGTACCTAGCGTAGCCAATGCACCTAATGTCGCAGTACCTGACACTTTAAGATTGCCGACAGTAGCACTAGCTATGACAGTCATTTTGCCGATTTCGGCAACTCCGCCACTAGCGGTGATAGTTACTGTAGCAGAACTACCTACAGCAATCGTTTGTGTTGTTGTTCCCAATGTAATTGTAGATGACAAAGACATAAGCACATTCGTAGAGAATGACGCTGTAGTTGCAGAGGCAAGATCAAGTTTAGAGGCCTTAATTCCTGCCGAAGAATTTATGTTGTCGTTGTCTATGTTCCCATTAACGAGAGTATATAAAGTAGTCTCGTTATCTGTAACTTCGGCTGGTTGAATAACATCACCAGCAGTGTAAGTGTAAGGGCGAGAAACTGTTCCCATGATAACTCCTAACTTGATCCAATAACTAAATAATTAAATGCCACTGTAGCACTTGTTGTGTAAGTGAAAGATGCAGTAGCTTTTGTAACTGTCGCACTCCCTGTTTCTGCTAAAGGAGTGATGTTAATAATATAATCTGCCGACTTTATTTTTGATAATGACACACCTGTATTTGAGGTAGCCGAACCCCACTCCATATTTGTATCTAAGAAATGATAGATACCCATGACATTATCGTGCAAAACTCTTGGTGCAAATTGGTCGTTTAAGTCTTGTATAAACAATGGTTTACGAAGTTTTTTAGATGGCATTATTCAAATCGCCTCAATCCTGGTAGAACTTGGAATCTCAATACCCAAGTATCGATACGCCATGCAGGGTCTTTACTCGAATCAGAAAACTTAATAGAGAGTGCTTCACTTCGGTTTGATAAAGATAATCTTTTTATTACTGATATCGCTGCTCCCCATAAATCTTCTCCCCATTTAGATACTCCCCAATAAGAAGCAAACCCTCCTGTAGATAGAGCAACAGTATCTGCGGTTATGAAACTACCAGCCCAATTCTCTGCGGTAGATATTGTTACTGTTCCACTAGAAGTCTGACCAACTACAGGGATAATCTCTCTCCATCTCTTAGTTACGTCAGGCATATTCGCATGGAATGGACCTGTCTGATATCGAGAAGAAATAGCGTTTCCATCATTGGCATCAGCAGAAGAATCTCCATCTGCATCGCCTGTTTCTAGTTTGCATATATGACCATCGTAATCTCCTGCATACAATACTTCTTGATCATCTTCTATAGCGACACCTAAGTAAGCAAAGTTTCTATCATACTTATCTACAGTCCAAGCACCTATAGGTTGTCCTGTCTTAGGGTCTGGTGTTCTTAAATCGTAATGATAATTCAATATAATGCTATTTTGTGTTTTATTTTTCTCTGCCACCAAGAAACTTACTCTGGATTGAGAAGCTATATTCACGCCTTGTATGTTATCGAACTTTGCTAAATTAATATTAAAGAAATCACTTGTATTAGCGAGAGGTCTTTCTATTCGATTAGATATAATGCGTGTATTAACACCATCAAACTCATAGAAGTTCTCTCTCCAAGGCCAGACTATTAAGTTTCTATTTGCTACGTTGACTATACTTCTTTGGTTCGTAGCCCCTACAGAAAGCCTAACTGCATCCATTCGGATATCATCCCTATCGTGGCCTGATACACGATACATTCTATCTGTGGTAAAGATAAATAGATCATCATATAACGTAGTCGCTCCCACAGTTTGTCTATCTGTAGGAAATCGATCAGAATTTCTCCACTGTGTAGAATCACCTTGATGTGATATTTCAAAGTTACTTCCCCTCGCTGGTATCTTTAAAGCAACAGCGTGTCTGTTCCAATCGCTTACCACTTCTGCTAAAGGAGCAGTTGCTGTGTTTAAATCAGTACAGGCGGTAGCGGAACCATCCCATTTCAATACGTTGGAGCCACCATCAGATGCAATCATCAATATATCGTTAGATACAGCGAATGTTACATCTCCACCAGACCAGGTTCCTGAAGGAGTAATGGAAGTGAACGTATTTGTTCCAGCATCTTTTTTGTATATTTTGTTTGCAACGCTTCCACTATTTACGCATACAATTAAGTCTGAGTTTCCAGTGAAACGTAAGTAGTTAAAGATACCAGTAATCGTTCCAGAACCAACGAGACTAGCTGTATTGACAACGTAATATCCTTTTCTTTTTCGTATTCCACCTGTGGGAATTAAACGAACATTATGGATATCTAACGCTTCATGTTCTTTCACAGACGTTATCTGTGTAGAATCATTAATGCCACCAACATTCTTTCCAAACTCCACTCTTTGCATTTGGAGGTTGTTAGCCATAAATATATCCCTTTATTTCTTTGCACCCTTTCACTACTTTTTCAAAGGTGTCGTAGTCAATCGCTTGTTCTGCATCGGAAACAGACTCATCAGGGTTAGGGTGCACTTCACATAACACACCATCAGCACCTGCTGCCACTCCTGCTCTCGCAAGTCTAGGAACTAACTTTCTATCTCCACTTCCATGAGAAGGATCAGCTACTATTTTCAATGCAGTATATTCTTTTATCATCGCAATAAACGAAGCAGAGAAACTCCACCTACAATGGTCTTCAAAACTAACCATTCCTCTCTCGCATATTGCTACATCTTCTGCTCCATGTTGAAGCAAATACTCTATAGCCCCAAGCGTTTCATCGACTGTCATCCATGAACCACGTTTTAATAATACTTTCTTTCCATAAGAAGCTATCGCTTTCAACAACGGATAATGTTGTGCATGACGCATACCTATTTGTATCCAATCTGCATCAGTAACGTGTTGCATATCTGGAGCATCCATCACTTCCACTATCCAAGGAAGTTTGTTTCCACCTGCTGCTGTTGAAAGAGATAGTGATCTATCTGTTACAAATCCACTATTCTCTGGAGGGTACGTTCCATATATATAACAACCACCTCGTAACATAGTCGCTCCTGCCTGTCGTACCTTACAGGCTATGGCATATATCTGTTCCAAGTTTTCTACAGAACATGGCCCTGCAATAAACTCTAACTCTGGTGCTTCTTTCTTTTGATAGGAACGTACTAAAGGGTATTTTGCATCAGGTCCGAATAGCTTCGCTAACTTGGACATGACATACTCCCTTCATGTCGTTCATAATTGTAAATGGGTTTCTCTGTTCTCACTAATCCCCATTTTGATGTAGCAGTTCCAAAAACTTCATTAGATATTTTGCGAACAATAGACTCTCCATCGTTAATAGGTTCTTCTTCGTTATATCCACCAACTTCTTGTAATAAACTTGTTTGTATTGCTAACCCTGCACCCATTACTTTTTCAGGGTTATCTTCATCCCAATGTCCCTGTACACCTATAATAGGTTTGTTAGAGTTTTCCTCTATTGTATTTACAAAATGCCACAAGGCATTGGAATCTAAGTAATCGTCTGCATCTAACCTAAATATCCAACTTCCTTTCGCTAACGCTATAGCGGCGTTGGCTGCTGCTCCCAATGTATGGTATGCACCACCAATAATCTTTCTACCAAATACACCAGTGCTATTGTAAATACCACCTTCGTTTATCCAATTTGGAAACGCTGTTCCATTGGCTATCAGTATCGTTTCAAATGAAGTAAACGATTGTGAATCTAAGGAACGTAACGCATCTTTTGCTTTGAGAGCATAACCATAAGTATGAAACGGAATATAGACTGTGAAGAATGGGTTCATCGCACTTTTTCCTTTGACTTTTTATAATCTAAATACTCGATAACATTATCGAGACAAAATGGCGGTGAATGATTACTAAACAAATTAGAGAATAGTTCTCTTAATCTTTTCAAATCTTTATATTCGTTTAACTCATAGTTAAATCGTTTTCTATGTCTTTTATCTACTTCCACTTCATGTATATTAAATAAAGTTTTATCTTTTAATATCTTCCCAATATACTCTGTATTAGGGTCTATCTTCATAATCTCTAACAATGCTTTCCTAGATATTACTTCACAATCAAATCCTCTAGGCAACTTTGGTATATGGGTAAAGTCTGCTTCATATCGTAAATGTTCTTTGACAGCTTTCCTAAGATACTCAGGGTCAACCAATATATCGTCAGCAGTTACTCTTACTATATGATCTACATCTTTTAACTCTACAACAGACCACAACCTTTTTGGAACTTCTACTGCTCCATAAAATCCTTCTAACTCATAATGTTCACAAAACATTTGCAAAGGTTTATCTACATCTCTATCGGAAGTGGCAACAATAACTGGCATTTCTGTCATAAACAATCTGTCTAACAAATGACTTAAAGCACAACCACCAGTGATAGGCATCAACACTTTGCCATACAAACGTCTTGAATCCATTCTGGCCTGTACTACAATGGGAATCATTTTTTAAAACCACCATTATAGATTTTTTCATTTAGTTTCTGCATTTGCATCTCTAAGTTAGCAATCTTTAAATCTTGTCTCACATCAGAAGGTAGACTACCACTACCCCATTTACCAGCAGGCCATAACTCTACAAATGATGAGTTTTTACTTACATCTTTAGATATCATCTGTATCTGAAAGTCATTGTGCTGTACTTTCGCTGACATGGTGGCTAACCACCATACTCCTGCTGCTGCTTGAAGTGCTAAACCTACTGCTAGTGTAATTATAAACTTAGTATCCATTTAGTATTTCTTTTTCCCTTTTTTCATTTTATTTCTTGCTTTAGCTGCTGCTTTTTTACCTGCTTTTGTATATGGATAATGTTTCTTTCCTACTTTTGGCATATTTATCTCCCTAAAAGTTTCAATAATTGAATGATAGCGTTTCTTTGATCGTTATCCATTTCCAAACCAAAAGGATCAATAGGTTGTGTATCTGGCATAAAATCAGGTTGTGCTTCTTCTAGACCAAAAGGCCTATATTCTTCCATAAAAGGATTTTGTCCAAAAGGTTGTAAAGGTTGTGTGTCAGGGAGAAAAGGTTGTAAAGGTTGTGGAGGTTGTCCCATTCTTG